GGCAAAAGTATCTTACCCCGGAAATCCGAAAGGCTATGGTGAAGGCCGCCAAGGAGGGCAAGTACAAGCCGTGAGTGCTATTTACTACGAAGCATTGGAGTTGATTAAAGAACTCAAGGCCGAGAACGCCCGCCTCAAGGCCGAGGTCGAGCGGCTGACTAACAACTGTGATTATCTTGACCAGAAACTTGATGACGAAATGGAAAAGTCCGCCATGCTGTGCGGGCAAATTATGCGGCTGACCAAGGCCGGGGATGCGATGGCTGATAATTGTGAGGCGATTACATCAAGTGAACATGACTGTTATGACTCTGACTTAATGAAGTTTGTCAGAGCCTGGAACGCCGCCAAGGAGGGCAAGCAGTCGTGAACAAAGGCAACTCAACCTTCAAGGGTCGCCCGCCGTCCCGCTTCGCCGTGATCGAGGGAATGAAGCGCGGCCTGACCGCCAAGGAAACGGCCTACGAATACGGCTATAACCTTCGGGCAGTCCAGGAAGCGGCCTCCCGCATGGGCCTGTCCTTCCCCTATGCCGGCGTCGGTCGCCCGCCGAAATACCCAAGCATCAATAACTCATGTACCAGCAATCATTGATGGAGTTGGCAAGCGACGCTCCTTACTCTTGCCCGTTGTTTGAAATCAACCCGGACAGGATTTGGGTCGAACAGGTTGACTCGGCAAAGTTGGCTTTCTTCCAGAAGCAAATGAGCAAGGCCGTATGGCGTCCCGCTCCTGGTCGTAAGTTGGGTTTCCTTGTTAAGCACGGCGAAACCCTTATCGGCCTTATCTTCCTAGCCTCACCTGTCATCAATCTGACCGAGAGGGACAAGCGACTTAATATGCCTAAAGACCCGAAAGAAAAAGGCAAAGCCTTACGATCAGTCATGGACATCAGCGTTTGCGTATCAGCACAGCCTATCGGTTGGCATTACAACTTGGGCAAACTTTGTGCCATGATTGCCCCGACGCTAGGGGACTTCTTCGAACAACGCTACCATGAGAAACTTGAACACCTTGTGACGACATCCTTGTGGGGTCGTGGCACGCAATATAATCGGGTTTTCGAGTTCTTGGGTTATACTAAAGGCCACGGACACGAACACATCTCAGACGAGAAGTATGACGCTATGATGAAGTGGCTGAGGGACAACGGGCACGAGGTTCCGTCCTGCAAGTTCGGGGCAGGAAGTAATCCTAGGATGCGCCGCATCTCAGCATACAGGAAAGCAAGCGGAGATAAAACCATAACCCTTGTCCACGGAAACAAGCGTGGCATCTATTATCATCCAGCCATTGACCCATCTAAACGAAAGGAAGTTATCCTGAATTGGCATAAGCGATGGGGGGTCAGTCGTTACCAAAGGACTAAAGATTTGCCTGCCCCATACCAAAACGGACTAGCATCAAAAGATGAGGCATAACCTTTCCCGCTTCTCTGTCGTCGCCCTGCTGCTCTTCGGCCTGACCGCTGAGGCCAAGTCCGATGCCGCCCTGCTGGAAGCCATCGCCCATGTCGAGACCGGCATGGATCGCAAGGCAGTCGGCAAGGCCGGCGAGCGTGGCATGTATCAGGTGGGCTACGCCGCTTGGAAGGACGCCGAGGAGCGTCTGGCCCGTGATGGTCACTACCGCTTCCCGTGGTCTAAGTGGCGCCGGGCCGACGCCCAGGACATGATTGCCATGGCCCACCTCGCCACCATCCGCGACAGGTTCAAGCGCATCGGCAACCTGACCCCGACCCCCGAGCAGCTGGCCCTCGTCTGGAACGTCGGTTGGTCTGGAGCCGTGGCCCGCCGCTTCGCCCCGAATGACTACGCGGTCAGGGTCGCCAATCTTTTCCGCTTGTCCCAGACCACCCGCTGACAAGGGTCTTTCCCTATGGCCAACCTCCTCGTTGCAATCGACCCAGGCGTGAACGGCGGCATCTGCTGGTCGTTCGACGGCGACCCCGTGGAGTGCGCCAAGATGCCTGCAAGCGACGTGGAAGTCTGCCAACTCCTCGCCGACCTGTCCTGCAAGGCCAAGGACGTAAGCCTGTACCTTGAGGAACCCCCGCTGTTCGCCGGCAAGAACATCCCCGGCTCCGCGATCGGCAAACTGATGTGGAACACGGGCGTCCTATACGGCGCCGCCGTCGCCATGGGCTGGAAAATCCACCGCATCCGTCCCGCCGTCTGGCAGAAGACGCACACCTGCGGCACCAAGGGCGAACTCTCCACGACGCAGTGGAAGAACAAGCTGAAGGCCCGGGCATCCGAACTTTTCCCTTCCGTCGACGTCACCCTCTGGAACGCCGACGCCCTCCTCATCTTCGACTCCGCCCGCCGCGGCGTCATCAACTGAGTTTCCATAACTCTGTAAGAACCTTTATTTTGCAAACTCTCCCAACCTAATGAAGAAAGACCCTAAACTTCCTGCCGACTACCGCATCATCGCGGACTCGTCCTACATCGTCCTGCCCGATCAGAAGGTGGCCCGACTCCTGACGCCCACCGTCCGCAACGGCGTGACCTACTACAACCTCTTCGTCCCCGGCTATACCCGCATGTCCCTCGCCGACATCGAGGCCACCATCAAGGCCGGCGAAGTCACCAAGGCTCCCATCGAGCCGACCAAATAATTTCCCACCATGAGCAAACCCACCACGCCCCCGACCTCCGCAACCGCCGCACTCGTCCAAGCGCTCGCCGCCCTGGACAACGTGAAGGCCAACAAAATCAACCCCGCGTTCAAGGCGAAGTACGTCTCCCTCGACGCGCTGCTCGATGCCATCAAGCCCGTGCTGCTCGACCACGACTTGGCCCTCATCCAGACGCTCGTCAGCCAGGAGGGTAAGGTCGGCGTATCCACCGCCTTCCTCCACGCCAGCGGGGAGCGCTTCGACTTCGGCACCCTGCTTGTCAAGGCCGAGGGACTGACCGCCCAACAGATCGGCGGGGCCATCACCTACATCCGCCGGCAGTCCATCCAGACCGCGTGCGGCATCTCCGTCGACCTCGACGACGACGGCGCCGTGGCCTCTGGTTTCCGTCCTACGCCCGTTTCCCAGCCCGCCCCTGCCACCGCCACCCCTCGCCCCCTGACCCGATGAACCAGCCCGACTTCGACCCCTTCGACCCCATCGCCGGCGCCATGCGCGCCATGCATCAGGGGAACATGCTCGCCGCCAAGGACGCCCGCATCAATCAGCTGGAACGTCAGGTCGCCGCCCTCCGGGAAGCCGGGGACGGCCTCTGGTACGTCATCCGCCACCAAGGCCGCGTCGACGCCGCCGAACGGACGGAAGCCATCGAGGACTGGCAGGAGGCCCGCAACGGTGCCTGAAACCCCAAAGGGCATCGAGCGCATCGCAGCCACCGTCCCGAAGCAGTACGCCCTGCTGCTCCTCCTGGACGGCTACCCTTACGTCGAGATGACCGCCCGCCGTCACGCCGACTTCCTGACGGACTTGGCGACGTGGAAGCGCAAGACCCAGCCGTCCCTCGCCCGCTCCGTCGTCCGATATTTTCTTCTCGCCCCTAATGGGGAGATAAAGGAACTTGCCTTCAACAAATGACCAACCGCGACAACATCCAACGGCTCGTCGAGAAAATTACCGGGGACTTGGCTATCGTCAAATCCCTCGCCACCCGCGTCGAGATGCACGTCGAAGACCTGACGACGCTCTCCGACCTGACCTCCTCCGCCATCGTTGAACTCTCGCTATTCACGGACACCGTGCATACCGCCGACGAGTCCGCCCAAGTGAAGCCTCTCCACGATCGCGTCCATGTCCTGGTCGTCCAGCTGCGCGTCCTGCGGAACACCCTTGAGGCGATGGAGAACTCCGCCGAGGCCGCCTTGGAGGATGTGCGCCGCATCTCCGCCAGCGTCGAGGAGTCCGCCCCCGAGGACGAAAGCCTGTAATTTCCCACCAATACCCAACATACAAAACCCATGCCAGACCTCATCACCGAACGCGTCATCTATGACGGCATCATCGCCCTCAACCAATCCGGGGCGAAGGAACTGCTCAAGTCTCCCGCCCACTATCAAGCCTACCTCGCCCGCACCCGGGAAGAGTCCAAGGCCCTCCGCGTCGGCACCGCCGTCCACAAGCTCGCCCTTGAAGGCCTCGACGCCTACAACGCGACCCACGCCATCGCCCCCGAAGTGGACAAGCGCACGTCCGCCGGCAAGGCCGCTTGGGCCGAGTTCGCCACCGCCAACGAAGGCAAGACGATCCTGACCGCCGAAGAAGGCGCGCTGGTCGACGCTGTCGCCAATTCCGCCGCCGCCTGCATGAAGGCCAACGGCATCGTTCTGTCGAAGACCGAGGTCATGTTCACGGCCTTCCTCGGGGAGACGCTGGTCAAGTGCGCCATCGACGGCATCTCCGATGACGGCTACATCTACGACCTGAAGACCTGCGAAGACGCAAGCCCCCAAGGCTTCCTGTCCGCCGTCCGCAAGTACCGTTATAACCTTCAGGCTTACTTCTACCGGCAGGCCGTGGAGTCCGCCTACAAGTGCCGCGTCCTCGGCTTCCGCTTCATCGCCGTCGAGAAGGAGCCGCCCTATGCCCACGCGGTCTATGAACTCGGGCCGGAACTGATGACCAACGCCGCCTTTGATTTCGAGCGCGCGCTGGCTCTCTACAAGGATTGCACCGCTTCGAACCATTGGCCCGCCTACAACCAGGGCATCCAGACCATCGACCTCGCCGCCAAGCCCTCCGCCGCCACCAACATCAACTTCGCCTGATCTATGAACCCGCCCAACAACGACCGCCCGCCCCTGAAGTCCATCGAAGTCTCCGGAACCTATAAGCTGAAGCTCATCAAGCCCAAGTTTGAGAAGGTCCGTCAGTACGACGACGGCACCACCTCCGCCCGCCTGTTCTTCATGGACGACAACGGCAACTGCCTGTCGAAGTCCTACGGCACCAAGTACCCGAAGGCCCTCGCCATGCTGGTCGGCAAGTTCTCCGGCTCCTTCACCAAGGAGATCCGTCTCGACGCGACCCCCGCCGAGTTCATCGAGTACGTCTCTCCGGCCTGCGGCGTGACCTGCCTCGTCGGCGTGGAAGTCACCCCGAATGGCGAATGGAACGGCAAGCCGCAGTTCAAGTACAAGCTGAGTTTCCCCCGCGGCTCCCAGCAGCCGACCGTCCAAGAGACTCCGCCCCCCGAAGGCGTGCCGTTCTAAGCGCCGATGACGACCATGGCGCCACCCACCTTGGTTCTCGTGAGCGGCTTCGCCAGGGCGGGCAAGGACACTCTGGCCTCCGGGCTTCTGGAGTGGTCCACGCGACCTGCCGAGCATATCAACTTTGCGGACGCTCTGAAGGAAGCCGCAAACCATTATCTCGATTACCTCCAACTCGACGGCGACTTCTTCCGCGAGGACTTCAAGGTGGAACATCGGAAGTTCTTGGTCGATGCCGGGAAGTTTGCCCGCTCCCTCGACATGGACGTCTTCGCCCGTCACTTCGCTAATTGGGTGCCCATCATGAAGCACCCCGACACCGTGGCCCCCGAGACGGTCGTCTGCTCCGATTGGCGCTACATCAACGAACTGCGGGTATGCCAGGACATCCTCTGGGAGAAAGGCTGGCGAGTCCGCACGGTCTACGTAGCCACCGCAGGGGTAGGCCCTGCCAATGACGAGGAGCTGGACAGCATCGCCCAGATCAGGGCGGAGCATTCCTTCGACCAGGAGTTCATCTTCAAACCTAACAGCCGGAACACCATCATGGAGGAGGGGCGTCGCCTCGCCAAGTCATGGAGGCTCTGAACATCGAGGCCATCCGCTGGGCGGCGAGCGTGGGCATCAGCGCCGAGCGCGCGGCCTTCCTCGCGGCCTGCCCCAAGTTCACCAAGTGCGGCGGGCACATGCGGCACAAGCCTTCCCCGAACAACAACCCCAACCGCTACATGATGAAGTCCGGCTCCAAGTATTACTTCCGCGTCCACTCCAAGACGGGCAAGGACACCGTCATCGCCCTCGGGGACGACCTCGAGAAAGCCCGGGCGCAGCGCGACGTCCTCCTCGCCGAACTAAAGGCCAAGAAGGCCGCCTTCACCGAATGAGCCAGCCCATCCGCTTCGTCGCGTTCGGTGACAACCATGGCGACATGGCAGACCATGAGGCCGTCGACGCCCTCTGCGAATTCATCAAGGACTACAAGCCCACCGTCCGCGTCCACCTTGGCGACTGCTTCGACTTCCGTTCCTTGCGCCGTGGGGTCGGTAACGACGCCGAGGGTGCCGAGTCCCTGATCAGTGACGTGGAGGCCGGCGAAGACTTCCTCGCCCGCACCAAGCCCACCGTCTACCTGATGGGCAATCACGAACACCGGGCCACCGCCCTCCAGCACACCTCCGGCTCCGCCCTGGTGCGCGACTACTGCGCCGACCTTGAGGCCCGCATCAAGACCACCGCGAAGAGCTGCGGAGCGAAGACCATTCTCCCCTACCATGCGGAGAAGGGAGTCTACCGCCTCGGGCCTGTCGCCTTCATCCACGGCTACGCCCACGGCCTGAACGCCACGCCCGAGCAAGGTCGCCACTACGCCGACCGAGGCGGCGCCCTGATCCATGGACACACGCACACCCTCGCCCAAGTCAATCTGACGAAGGCCGAAGGCGGGGCCGCTTTCAGCGCAGGATGCCTCTGCCAGAAGGACGCGATGGCCTACGCCTCCCACCGCCTCGCGACCTCCCGCTGGGGTTCGGGCTTCGCCGCCGGCTGGGTAGACGGGCAGGATTGGAAAGTCTGGCTCGTCCACCGCGTCGGCTCGAAATGGGTCTGGACGACCGACCTTAAAGTCTACACCCCGAAGAAGCGATGAGCAGCATCTGCAAGAAGAAGCTGATGTATACCAGGGCGAAGGCTGACCCTATCCTCGCCGCGGTCATGCAGGACATCCACCGCACGGCCCAGAAGCCCCCGACCGGCTTTCGCACCTGCGAACAGTGGGCGGTCAAATGGGGCCTCAAGTCCCGTGAGCGGGCGATGACCTACATCCGCCGCGCCGAGAAGCTTGGCCTGCTGGTCGAGAAACGTTTCCGCGTGATCACCAAGGGACGCCTGACCACCTTGTCCCACTACGGACCCAGCAAAGCATCTTGACGCAGGGCACCCACGCCCCGTAGTCCTCCAAACCCTTCCTTCCTTCCATGACTCCTCCGAACAATGTCCCGGCGGAACGCCACCTCCTCGGCGTCCTCCTGCGTGACGCCTTTCCGCTTCCCGGTGACCTGACCCCTGCGGACTTCTTTGAACCTGTCCACCAGGATATCGTCGCCGCGATGCTCTCCCTCGGGGCGGACGGCATTCCCGCCGACGAACTGACAGTCACCCAGCGTCTCCGCGACTCCGGCTCCCAAGTAGACGCCGCTACCGTCTCCATGCTGGTCAGTGACGCGGGCTTCAGTCCCTACGTCCCAGAACACGCGGACCTCATCGCCGACGCCGCCGTCCTCCGCCGTGCCATCGACGCCGCGAACAGGGCGACCGATGCGGATACCCTCCTCGGGCACTACGCCGTCCTCGCGGAGAAGCGTAACGCCTCCAAGCGTAAGCACGGCCCGCAGCGCATGGACTTCGACAGCCTGATGTCCTTCGACCGCAAGGAAGACCCCTCGACCATCATCGGCAACCGCTGGCTATGCAAGGGAGGCTCCCTCCTGATCGTCGGGCAGTCAGGCACTGGCAAGTCATCCCTCATGATGCAGGCCGCCGTCCATTGGTGCCTCGGTCGGGACTTCTTCGGCATCAAGCCCGCCAAGCCACTGCGGGCCATCATCCTTCAGGCGGAGAATGACGCCGGGGATGTCAGCGAAGCCCTGCAGGACGTCGTGGCAGGGGCCTACATGGACTCGACCGAGCGTGACCAGCTCCGCGACAACCTCGCCATATATCGCGATACCGTCAGCACCGGCACGGCCTTCACATCGGCCTTGGGCGACCTCATCCGACAGCACCAAGCCGACATCGTCTTCGTCGACCCGCTCCTCTCATTCGCCGGCATCGACGTCTCCGACCAGGAGCAGGCTTCCAAGTTCCTGCGCCATGACCTCGCCCCCATCCTCCTCGAGACGGGCGCCGTCCTTGTCGCCATGCACCACACCGGGAAGCCCCGTGCCGCGTCCGACAAGGAGGGCCAGACCGTCGCCGACCTTGCCTATGCGGGCCTCGGCTCCTCCGAGTTCACGAACTACTTCCGCGAGGTCGCCGTCCTGTTCCGCTGCCAAGGGGACGAACCGATCTACAAGTTCGGCCTGACCAAGCGCCGAGGTCGTGCCGGTCTCAAGGACCATGAGGGTCAGTTCAAGGGCGAAATCCATATCCGCCACGCCGCTGAGAAGGGGGTCATCAGGTGGGAATATAGCACGCCCCCCTCCCAGAAAGGGGATGGGGTCGCCAACGGGCATGCCAATTCCAGCCCCGCTAAGGGGTCGCCACGGCGTTTAGGTCTGTCCTGAGACATAGGACAGCCACAAACAAACAAAAGCCCGCAAAAGTCATTCTAGGCTTTACTTTTGGATAATCAGTGACAGGCTAATGGACAGCCTAATACTCACCACTTTAACAAACCCTTTATCAAACCGTTAGAGGGGGACAAATACAAGATGCAGTCCCCCTCACCCAGCCCCTGCGGCCTCGGCTTACGCCGGCCTAGGTCTGGGTCAAAGGCAAGATGCAGGGATACAATTCCACCACCATGCAAAATCCAAACAAACCGCGTCGACCACGGCGCCTCAACAAATCCGAAATCATCAAGGCCAAGGAGCGTTATCGCGACATGTGGGCGTCCAATCGTGCCAGGATGCTCAAGTTAGCCGAACTCGGACGAAAGGCCATCTCAGCCAAGCACGATGAACACAGGCTTTGGATGAGGCAGTGGCTCGCCAAATGCCCGTCGCACTTCAGCCGCGAACAACTCCGCAGGATGATTGACCGTGACCGGGCAGAGGGTGACACGGCCAAGACCGAGTCATACGTCAAGACCATGATCCGTTACGAATACATCAAGTTTGATGACTCGACCATGCTCTGGGAAAACATGTATTTCAAACTATGAAAGACCATGACGAATGGACGGACGATGAGATGGATTACCTTGAGGAACTGCACGAGCGTTACCCTCAGCCCTACAACGAATACCGAAAACTTTGGTATATCGAACGCATGAAGCCCGAAACCATCACGCTTGAGTTCATCGAGGAGTTCTTGAAATGGAACTCAGAATACATCCCAAGGCGCGAGGCAATCATCCGCGAATGGCCCCGGAAGATACGCAAGGGCATGGTCTTGGTCCTATGCAAGAAGGCCGTCGAAGAGAACCCCGATCAACTCATGTGTACGCCCAAGTCGTTCTTTGGATGGCTCAAGCGAAACCATTACCTTTTCGACCAGCGTAAGCATTGGCTGAATGACTTCTCCAAATACGAAGAGTGACGCTTTGCCATTTGCCCAAGGAGCAATAACCTTTCCAATGGCCCTGTGACCAGGGCATCCAAGAACGACCTCACGGCTCCAGCCAAGGATGCCAAGTCGTTCGACGCGTGGTTCTTCTCCCAGCCTAAGAAGTCACAGGACAAGATGCGTGAGCTGGGCGTGCTGCCGTACTGCGACATGGTGCCGTCGAAGCACGTGTTCGACATCGACCCGAACCATCCGGCATGGGCGACGCGCGACAGCGACGGGACGCGGACTGAGGTCGATGCGTTCATCTCACGCGATCATGTCGGCGTGATGCTAAAGGCGTTCATCGACGCGCTGGCCTGCACCAACAACTTCGCCTTCCGTCGCCACGTGGAACTTATCCGCTGGGCGCTCAGTCTGCCCGGGTGCCTGGACTCGCGGACCATCGGCAAGATGTATGGACGCTCGCACTTCTGGATGCGGGCGCGTGCCATGGAGATCAAACGACAGGTTAATTCCGACGCGGCTGGGTACTTCCCGCATGTCAATGCCCGCAGGGATAAGCACAAGATGCCCCGCAAATGAGCAAAACGCCCCAATACCCCCGGTTAGGGAGTCTTCTAAGCCCCCACCCCCCTGTCGCGTGGCCCGACAC